GTTCGGAACATTATTCAGGATTTATCCTTAGTTGCTTCTTCGCGCTTTGTGGCGACTAAAGCCATAATGCAACGAATGACGATGAGTTCGGCTTTTGTCCGAATAATTACTGCAATTCGTCTATTCGTGGAAGTAACTGCGACTGACGGAGAAAATTACATTGACGTACCACCGTTTCAGGCTTCCCGTACAGGGATTGTCGATGTACAGTTAGTGTCAACTGGGCGGACTTTAGCAGTTGTATTAGACCCTCCTCAATATGAGAAGTAGTGTCGAATGGGAAGAATGGGGTGCGGATTAGTAACAGTAGGGCATAATAGTGACAGATTTTTGGATTAAAGAAAACGATACCGAACCCGCCATCGAGGCATATCTAGAGGATGAAAACGGGAATGCTATTGACCTTTCTTCCGTTTTTACCATTCGGTTTCACATGGCAGATGCTGCAACGAATACGATTAAGGTCAACGAAGTGGCCGACGTTATTAATGCGACCACTGGAAGGGTTCGATACCGATGGCAGTCCGGTGATACTGATATACCCGATGCTTATTCTGGAGAATTTGAAGTTACTTGGGAGACTGGAGACATAGAAACGTTTCCCAATTATACGAATATCGAAATAGAAATTGTTCCAGAACTAGCATGAAGTTTATACAGTATATTCAAGAAATTGTCAATACTATCTCCTCCCCCTCCCTTCGTACAACCGGTATTCGTCGTCTTATGGAAACAGTCAGCGTATTCGACCAATTTTTTCCGGGCTATATTCTCTTTGGACGAATTTCTAGAGTGGGAGAGGCGGTTATTGACGGAATTCGTCGTTTCTTCCATTCTGACCAAGGTACGGTGACCTTCCAAATGAAAAGTGGTGATACGTTACCGAATCTGGAACTTGAAGCATTATCATCGTCTGGGTGGAAAGCAAATTTAAGCGATGCAAAAAAAGTTAATTTTCATATGACCAATGCCGAAACCGGCGATGTTATCGTTAATAGGAAAGCTTATATTCGGTCCTTCGGCAATGCACTGTTAACTCATGACTGGGACAGTGGTGATACGGATGTTCCCGGTTGGTATTTTGGAGAATTTGAAGTTGAATGGAAAGACGGCGACATTACATCGTATCCCACGACTGGTCACATAAATATCAGAATTGAAGAGGAGATTAATTAATATGACGGAGAAAGAAGTGGAAGAGCTTGTTTCGGAGAAAAATTACTGTGGTGAACCCCTTGAGACGAAAGAAGGATACTGCACGTTTAAACCTACTAGAGATGATGGTCGTTGCGGTTTTCACACGGAAATTGATAATCAAATCGGGGCGAAGAAGGGAGAAGCAAGAAATCTCTCTCACGGCGTTTATGCGAAGAAGACGGTGTATTGGAACGAAAAGTTAGATGACCATGGACGTGCATGGGTTGAGGCTATGGTCGATTCTTTTATAGAAAATGCTCCATTCGGAAGGGATGACCTTGCTAAGATGGAACTTCTTTGGCAAACCGTTATAGATATTCATAAACGGTACGAAGCAAATGATTATATCGCTGAGAAGGGAATTACGCAAAGTCGGACCCAGTTTGTTTCCGAAGTGGGGTCTGTCCGGGAAGATGAAGAAAACGTTCTTCACATTACAGTTGACCGTCTCGGTCGGTCGAATATGCGTATCTTGAAAGGACTCGGTATTATTGGAGACGAGGATAGTCATGCAGTGGAAGTTGGCAAAACTATCGTTGATTTTCTTTCGGAAGGGATTTCTGAGGAATAAATGGATTTATCCGATTTCGATATCGACCAAAAAGAACTTGGGAAGTTACGAAAGGACCCCCCTCTTTTCGTAGAAAAGGTTCTCAACTTCGGTCGGTCGAAACGGGACGAATCGCACCCATTTGAATATCAGAAAGAGTTTCTTCGTAGTAAAAAACGCCGTCGGGTTTTCGTTGCAGGACGACAGGTGGGGAAATCTGTTACGCTTTCGTGGTTAGCACTTTGGAAGGCTGTAATGTTCCCTGATTCTGTTATTCTCGTCTTTAGTCCATCGAATCGTCAGTCTATAGAATTTCTTAATCAGAAATTAAAAGGGGAAATTCGGCAGTGGATTGATAGTCCGAAGGAATGGGGAATTATCCACGAGACTAAATCTTCTTTACATTTCAGTAATGGTTCACGGATAATGGCTCTTCCAGCGGCTAATAACTCCAATACAGGAGAAACTATCCGTGGTTTTACCGTCGATATGATTATAGTCGATGAGGCTGCTTTCGTTGACGACGATTTTTATACTTCAGTCTTAGCCCCGATGCTTTTGACGACGCAGGGCGATTTTATTATAGCCGGAACGCCTTGGGGTCAGTCTGGATATTTATACGACAAATTTCATAATGAACGGTGGAAACGAATACAGGTATCTTCTTTCGAGAGTCCAATAGTTTCTGCTGAAGACCTCGAAGAATTGAGAGAGTATTTATCTCCTATAGAATTGCAACGTGAGATTCTTGGTGAATTTGCCCAAAAGCAAAATGCAGCCTTTGAAGAAGATATAATCAAGAAATCTATTTACAGAGATTATGACGAGGAAGATATTGACCTTACAGAAAAGCGAAGGACTCACCCCGAATTTAACGGTGGGCGGTGTTTCCTCGGGGTTGACCCGGCTCGGTATGGAGATGACCGAGCAGTTTTCTTGTCGTTAGACGACGAGGGGAACGTCTTTGACCACGAAATGAAGAAATTTTCTTCGCTTACAGAGGTCGAGGGCAAGGTTCGTAATCTCCACGCTGAAAGGGCTTACTCGAAGATTCTTATCGACGAAACGGGCCTTGGGGGAGGTCCGGTTGACAGTCTGAAAGAGGACATACGGGTTGCCGATGGAGTAACTTTTTCATTGGAACGACAGATGTCAATGTATCAGACGCTTAGGAAAACCATGGCAGACGGTGAGATAACGATTCCAGATGACCGTCGGTTTATTGGAGAATTACGAGATATGGAACGGGAAGATACGAGACGGGGTAAGGTGAAATATCAAGCGCCAAAGGGCGGATATGATGATATTCCAGACGCTTTGGCTCTTGCGTGTTGGGCGTGGAAAGGCGAAAGACACGTCGAACGGGCGACAGAACAATATACATTATCTGGGTCAACCACTCGAAGTTCCCGGTGGAGTAAGAAATGAGCCGAATCAGCGAATTACAAAGAAGAGTAGGTCGAGCAATTTCGGAACTACAGAAACCGAATCCCCGCTCCGCTGATAACCAGACCAGTAGAATGGTCGGTCGTTCGGGGTATGATACGGCTCGGTTGTCGAAAGGTGAGCTAGACGATTATTGGGAAATTTATAAAACTGTCCCAATCGTTAGGACTTCTATTCGGGGCTTTGCTTCTGAGGTAATTTCTCCCGGTATTTTCGTCGAGGCGGATACTGAGGAAAACGAAAAAAAACTTAACGAATGGATTCGTAGCGCGAGTATATCGAATGGTGTGAAGGGAACGAGTCTAGAGACTCTTTTCAAGGACATGACGATTCAACGGGAGGTTCGTGGAACGGCATTCGTTGAGAAGGTTTACACCGAAGACGGAGAGAAGTTCTGGGGCTATAAGATGATGCCCGCCGATAGTGTTAAGGTCTATACAAAACCCGGTCAGGCCATTCTCCTCGGCCCTGACGATGAAGCACCTGACGGTTTGGATGTTCGTACTCCCAACGGAGAAACCCCCGCATACGTCCAGTACGACGATGCTCTCCGTGGTTATGAGAACGACGAACCCATCGCCTTTACTTCTCACGACATTATAAAAATCGTCCGAGATGCCGACGCAGGGGAAGTTATGGGAACGAGTCGTCTCGTTGCCGTTGAAGACCGAATAAATTCTCTACAGACGAAGATAGACGCAAACGACGAAGCAATTCTGTCGAAGGCGTTTAAATTTTGGCTCTTTAAATTTGGTAATGCCGAAACGGGATATTGGGACCCCGACAGCATAGACGACTTTATGGCTAATCATTCTTCAGAGAATTTTGCACCAGATATGAAAGAGGGGGTGCAAGGAGACGTTGAAGTGGAGACGATTTCTGGAGAGACGGCGGAAATTGCTGAGTATCTCCAATTCGATGTAAACTGGATTATGTCTGAAATGCCGATGCCGAAATTTGCTCTTGGGGGGTTTGAAGAAAATGTAAATCAATTCGTTACTCGGTCCCAAGAGACGAGAGTGGCAATTCAGGTTAGAGAGGCACGAAGAGAAATAGAGAATGAATTTACTCCGAGTGTTCGTGATAAAGCTGAAGAAATGGGAATTTCTCCAGAGAGTGTTAGGCTGAGAATCGGAGATACTGACGCGGAAATTCCCCCGACCGACTATACACGACCCCCGGCCTCCGAAGAAGGTCCCAGAGAAGAGGCTCCCGGCGAGGAAGAAGGGTCGGAGAATGAAGAGAGAACGACAGAGGGTTATCAGAGCTTAGCTGATAGATTGACCTGACGTATCGCAAGTAAAAATACAGGTGGGTCCTATCATGGGACCGGGTTTTTTCGGGAGGGGAGGTGCCCCGAATATAGTTGCTGGAAATAAGATGAGTTAAAGAGATATGAGCGAAGCACAGATGAGAAATAGTACCTTTGTAGAACTTTCGTCGGATGCAATACCCGGGGGTGGTCCATTTGTTATTCACGGGTTAGCACTCGGTGAAGACGACATTACCGAGGATATCCATGGGCATCGTTTCAAATGGACTTCCGGGGCCTTGGAGGATGCTGCCAGTACATTGGTCGGTAAGCCGATTGTCAAAAATCACATCAATCGGGATATAGATGCCGTTATCGGTACGGTTACGAAGGCGGGATATAAGAAAAAGGAGGGTGTCGTTTTCGAGGGGGAAGTCGATGATGTAGAGTTGGCAGAGAAGATTTCCCGTGGAAGATTTGAGACTTCACCTAGAATCTTTCACGAGCCTGTCGATGAGATGGATAAAGAGGATGGAGTTTTCATCGTCCATCATATTGAAGAATTCGCCAATTTGTCTATTGTCGTTCGGGGCGCTTCGTCGTCCCAGTATGTTACAGACGGGGAACACAGTGACCTTTCCTTATCTGAATTACAGGCATACTTTGAATACGACACGACTAGCCCACAGTCGTCGCAGGAAGGTCCTGAAGACGATGTAGGTACGTCTGGGGGGAATGGGTCGGACGACACAGGAACGACTACAGAGCTTCAGGAGACGGCTCCCCACCGACCTTCGTTTTCTGGAACGACGACGGGGGATTGGAGTGCGCCTGACCTAGAGGACTTCGGAACCGATGACCTTTCGGTCGTTGACAACCACTTCGTCGTTTCTTCGACCGGTTTCCCTCCCGATAACTTTACTGACCTTTCGTTGCCTGTCGTAACCCCAGACGGAGAATTATCTCTTCCGGCGTTGCGGAATGCGAAGGCCCGTGCTTCACAGGTTAGTGGTTTGTCTGGTGAAGCTCTCAGTCGGGCAAAGGGAATTATAAACTCTTTGGCAGAGAAGAATTTCGATGGAGTTGATTTTTCTGAAAATGAGAAAAAAGATTCCGTCGGTAACGAGGAAACTGACCCGGAAGAGTCCAACGTGGGTGACGAAGAACCGTCGGTAGATTATGACCGTATTCCGGTCTATACTGCCGATGATATGGACGATTGGGTAGCGTCTACGGATAACGAATACAGAATTATGTCAGCAGAAGAAGACATTGCGGCTCTTTCTGCACGAATCGAGGCTGCCGGGACCGACCCGGAAGACCTTGCTCTCGTCGAGAAAGAGGAATATGAACAGAAATTGTCCGAGCTTGCCGACCTTACCGATGAGGTCGTCGGGCTTCGTGATTATAAGGAATCGACCGATGAGGAAATTGAGGCCGTGAAAGATGTTTATGCGTCCGTTCTTTCGGACAATATGGGCATCGAGGCCGAAGTTCTCAAAGAGAAATTCGAGATTATGGAACTGCGTGAGACTTACGAGTCTAAACTGGAAAGTGAAGATATCGGGGAATTTACCGGCAGTTCACCAAACCCCCGCTCGGGGGATAGTTTCGAGGACGAGGAGGACGACGAATCGGACCTCTCTGAAGCCGAACAGGAGCAAGTAGAATTGCTTGAGAGTCAGCTTCGAGAGTACCGAAAGATGAACTGGGACCGCGCTGCGAACCGTGTCGAATCGGAACTTGCAGAGTTTCGCCCGGAAGAGAAATAAAGAGGATAAGAAATGAGTTTAGACGCAGGAGATACTTGGTCTGAAGATGGCGACGTGTATACCCTTCCCAGTGACGGTACTGGTTTGCAGGGAGATGTCGTCAAATTCGACGCTAGCGCACAGGTAACGCCAACGATTGCTTCGGGTGATGCCGTTGCAGGCGTTTTGGCAGAAGATGCCCCGACAACTGCCGGGGATTCGGTCGCAGTTCGCCTTCATGGGGCTGTTATGGTCACTGCTGAAGGTGTAATTTCAGCCGGTGATTTGGTTCAGCCTTCTGGTGTAACTGCTGGTCAAGTCGTGACTGGCGATGCCGGTGAAGGTGTCGTTACTGCTGTTAACGAGGGTGGCACTGCGACGTATGACGTGTACTCTCGGTATA